TGCTACTTGAACACTTGTACAAGTTATTATCTCTTGTTCAAAATCTTTTTCATCGCCATTACTATAACGATACCAGCCTTCAACTTTAAATGTTTTCATATTTTTTGTTTTTAATTATAAGCAAATATAATACTTATGTTTTAAATAAAATACATTTAACAAATATTTAACTATTCAAATAAGCTGAAGCTATTAAATACATTTGCTGCATCTTTTTAATTTCACCTATATTTCTTGGTAGGTTAATCATTATTTCTACATTCTTAACGTGATGTAAGTAACATTGTATTGTGGCAATCATTTGTCCGTAGCTCATAATTAATATATAAAATAGTTACCTTTATTTGGGTTTTCTAATTGACTCATTATAGCATAACGCATTGCATCTATTGCGTGATTGTAAGAATCAATAGGTTTATTCATTTTAACACCTGTTTTATCTACCATCCAAATATAGTTTCTTAATTCGTTTATTAAGTTCTTACTTCTTGATGTAACATATATCTTATTTTGATTTATTAAATTAATACCATATAAGATTGAATCTTTACCTTTTGATACTGGCAATATGTTATGTCCATATGTATTTAGTTCTGCTATTGATTTTGGCTCAGCACTATCAGCATATACTATATCATTTACTTCATTTGCTTTTAATAGATTAGATATATCGTTGTTTAATAAACCTTTCTTATAAATCAATTCATCAAATATGTAAGCATCGTTATATTTATACATAGCCACTAAAGAAGTAGGGTCATTACTATATCCAAAATCCATTCCATAACACAATATCCTCGCATCTAATGGCATATCTATTTCATTCCAATCAGTTATACAAACTCCTTCTAAAGAACCTGTTTGTCCAAGTCCATATACTTGCCACCAATTTGCCCAATATGTAGATGTTAATGCTTTAACCTTTGCTGATTCTATTTCTTTTATTATAGTATCTGATAATGCTTCATTATCTAAATACGTTAATGTTATAAAGTCTATATTATCTTGAGTAAGTATTTCTTTGTCAACCCAAAAAGAAGATGCTGGATTATAATCTAACCATATATCGCCTGATGTTCTAATTGCCATTTGATAATAACTATCAAAGTCTATATTATTACACTCATTAACGTATAATATGTTTCTTCTTGCACCTCTTAATTTGTCAGGTTGGTCAACACTAAAGAATTCAATATAACTTCCATTTGCAAATGTGTACTTTAAAGTACTCTTATTGAAGTTAGCATCAGTATATCTACCCAACGCCATTATAATCTTTAAGAAGTCTTTTAATGCACCTCTACGCAAATGTGGTATACTTTCAGATACAACACTTATTTCAAGCATAGGTTCTTTTATTGCTTTGTCAATTAACAAAGGTAGAATACCAAAAGTTTTACCCGCTGATGTTCCACCTCTAATAACTTTAATACGTTGCTTTAAACGCAATAACTTTTTAATTGCAGTAGTTACTATAAATTCCATATAATAATGTCTTAAACTAAGTCTAAATCATCTATATTAAATATAGGTTGCTCATTCGTTACAGTTATGTCTTTAGTTTCTCTTGGTTTACCTGCGTAATAGTTATAAAACAATTGAGTAAATTTAAAATCACCTTTCTCTAATCCTTTTTCTAATGCTTCAAATGCTAATGGTTCTAATGCAGATAATTTTTCAATCAGTTTAACTTCTTCTGATTTTGATTTACGTCCAGCATTTTCTCTTTTACCACCGTAATTAGTTTTATTTTCCATCTTGAAATAATTTGATTATTCAATTTAAAAATAAACATTTTTGTTTATTGTTTATATCAGTTCGTCAATTTCTATATTATGATGCTGCAATAGTTCGTATATTTTATCAAAGACTATTTCTATACCATCTTGTTGAAATTCTGATGTAATAGAATCGTTTAATTGATTGATTAATCCTTTCTTAGTATTATATACCAATTCAAAAATAAAGTTCGTCATATCTAATGCTTTGACTGTAGCAAGGTATTCTGTGTTATCTTCAGGTAAGTTAAATTCTAATATTGCTTTCATTTTGTTTTATTTTACATTGTTTACATAATAATTCTTTAGTTGCTTTACCTGTAGATATAATAGTTCTACATATATTGCAAAGCATAGCACCTCTGCCATTGTTAAATTTATGAATTGGTTTCATTCTTCATCTGTTTTAGGAATACAATCACAATAATTTGTATGACCGCAATAACATTTAGTTTTTATTTCCCAATAGTAATCACATTCTAATCCATTGTTAGGTGGTTTACAGAAATACGATTGTCTATATTCGCTTGGTTCTGCTTTATATCTGTAACACGTTGAACTTAATTCGCAGTTGTTACCACTACACATTGTTATATCTGGCATAATTATTTATTTAAATTTTTATAATAATTTTTTAATTTTTCAATCACACTATCATAATCTTCATTTATCCATTCAAATATTTCAGCAGATGAATAAAAATAAATTTTACAATATCCTTCTGATTGTTTACATCCTTCTTGAATAAATTTAATATCAGCAGTATCAATTAAAACTCTAACATTTTTATTATTTACAAATTCTAAAAAATATCTATCCATCTTATTTGTTTTTATATAGTTTACTTAATTCTTTTGATACTTCTTTCCAATGTTCTGTTTGTTGCATATCACCTGATACTAATGCTCTATTGTATTCTATTGGGTATTTATCAAATAGTATCTTTGCTCTTTCTTTTGCTGATATGTAACCATCTTTAAGTTTCATATAGTTTTCTGCTCTTTCTTTTGGTGTCATAATATTATTATTGATGTTATTAAACTCATTATTGTTACTATAATTATAAATGCTACTATTACTGCAGTTATAAATGTTTCTGTTTCTTTTCTCATAGTTTTATGTTTTTATTCATTCTATAAAATGCTTGTAGTCTATCGTTTATTATTTCATACTGCATTGTTCCGTTTGTTTCTTCTAAAAGGTTATTTAAGTTTTCTATTATTTCATAGTTATATTTTTTTGTTTGTTGTTGTTTCTTTAGTTCGTTTTTTAATTCGTTGTTGTTAAATCTTAATGTGTTTATTTGTTGCTGTAATGCTTCTGTTTCTGTTAGTTCTTCTATTTGTTTGTCTACCTTTATAAAGTGACTTAAAATAGTATCTTTAATTGCTTTTAAGTCTTTATTATCTTTACTGTATACTTCATACATTCTTAATGCGTGTATGATTGTAGCGTGATTTAAATCTATTGTTTCTCCTATTGATTGTAATGTTTTATGTGGCTTTAATTGTTTTAGTATTGTGCAATATAAACTTCTTATTTCAACTGTATTTTTCTTTCTTGTTTTTATGTTTATATCTTCGCCTGTTTCTTGTAGTATTATTTCTTTTAATCTTTCTGTTATTTCCATTTTGTTTTATTTTTAAAATTCAAATCTTAATTTTTCTTTTATTTCTTCGTGTGTTTCTTGTTGAAAAAATAATCTTAATTGATTATCATTTGTTGTTTTATATATTCCTTTAATAAAATCTGTTTTGTTCTTTTTATCTTTAACATCATTTATATTTTTTATTTCATAAATCATTGTTATTCCATTTACTGTTTCACAAGTTTCTGTATTTACATTTGAACGAATTACAAAGCATTGTATTTTTGTTTTATCATTTAAAGTTACTCCTACATAATTTGACAATTGCATTAATGTATTTAAAGAAGTTGTATCTTCATTTTTCTTATGGTCTATCATAAATGTATTGTGATAATATTTACTTAATACACAATCAATATCCATTATTGAACGACTTGTATCTGTTAATTCACTTATTAAATAATTGAATTCGTTATTATGATAACTTGGATTAAATTTATTTCTTGTTTTCATTTTTATTTGTTTTAAAACATTGATATTTGATTTTGTGCTATATCTCTATAAACTTCTGTTTTGAATTTTATTATTGAAGTATCATCTTCTGATTCTTTTCCAATATATTTATAACTATAACTTGGTCTTTCAATTAATTTTCTTCCATTTGAATCAGCACCAGGAATTTTTAAATTAGAAGAAGTTGCAATCCAATTTAAATCTTTTGCTAATGCTAATCCTAAAGCAGGTGACATAGTTCTAATATACATTGTACTTTTTTCTTTTGCGTATAAAGAAGATATGTAATTTAATATGTTTTTACCTAAACCTAAGCCTTGAAAATCAGGTAGCACTACTATTCTACTAATTCTTCTTGTTTTCTCATCACCTACACCAGGAAAAGGTAGTATACCTATAAAACATATTGGCTTATCATTCCAACATACTATATAATTATTAGCTGCTTTGTTTAAATCTTCACTTAAATAATGATGTTGTTTGAATAAATTCCAAGTTTCATATCTACATCGAAATATCTGAAGTTCAATTGTTGGTTGCCGAAGTGATGACGCTATTTCAAGACGCCCTTTAGATGGTGAATAAATCCAATCAGGTTGTAACCATTCCATTATATCAAAATGACAAGAAGCAAGTACAATTTTTTTATTAGTTCTTCTAATATATTTTTGCAATGCATTACTCATAGCTTTTGCAACATCTCTATCAACTACAGATGTATATTCATCTATTAAAATTACTTCGTTTTCTGATGCACTTCCTACGATATAAGCAAGATTTGCTCTGTATTGTTCACCATTTGAAAGCGTATTAAATGGTCTCAACCAAGTTGGAACAGAACTTAAACCCATAGCAGATAATAAAAATGTAGCATCTTTAGGTTCTAACCAATCAAAATTAGATATTAATGATTTAGAATTATCAAAATATGATTTGTCCATTTCTTTTTTAAAATAGTTTTTTAATATAGTAGTTTTACCTGTTCCACTACCACCATAAACAACACCAATATTCCATTCTTTAGGTAAATTTTCTAAATTAGCTTCAACAATTACATTTGATTGTTCTTTATTTTGTATATCAAAGGCTTCATAAATATATTCTGTATATTTATCGTTGTTTATTTTATGCGTTAAATTTATTTTCATTAGTTCGTTTTTAGTTTTAATAAGTTCCAACATTCAATATACCTTTGCCTTGCTTTTCCTTTATGTATTGCTTTAAAGAGTTGGTATATCTTTTTAGTGTATTCATATTTACTTTTACAATCTACTAAATACTTTTCAGCAAACTTTTTACCATAACCTTTGCAGTAGTTTACATTGTCAGCAGTATCTCCAATAATCATTTGTTCGTAGAAATTATACATTGCTTCTTCTTCAGATATATCATAAATACATTTATGCTTTGCGTGATAATTATACATCAAACAAGGAAATTGTTTATAATCTTTATCTATTGAAACTATTATTACATTATCTCTACCTATTTCATTTGATAATTCAAACCAGTATTTAGCTACAACGTCATCTGTTTCGCAACCATAACCCCAAATAGAATTATATTGTTCTTTTACAAATGTATGCATTTCATTTAACAATGGTGGCAAATTATTATAATCTCTATTTGCTTTATATTTTGGGCTTATGTATTTTCTAAAATTACCTTTAGAACCTGAAAATGTTTTTACTTCATTTATTTCATAAAAATCTTCCAAGTGATTTATTATAGACATAAATACTTCATCAAATTTAGCTATTGAATCTTCTATGTTATGATGAAATCCATCATCTTCTATTGTTTCACGTTTCTTGTAGCAGCTTGAAAATATCAAACTATCTGCATCAAATAATACTATCATTAGTTTACTTCTTGATTCTTAATTATTAACTTTAAAATATGATTGTAAACACTTAATTCACGTTCAGTGCTGTTAATTATTACAGTTAAATGTTCGTCGCTTATTAAACTTTTACCGCTTATTAAATCATTAACTGCTTGGTGTAATTCTCTATCCAATCCCATTACTTTAGATTGTATTTTTATTAATGCTAATTTATTCATTATCTTATTCTTATTTTATCTAAATTTGACATTGTTTCATCGTAATTTAATACTTGTTTTACTACTTCATCATAAGCATCTGATTCATTCCATTCTTCTATTAATGCTTCTGCTACTTGTGTAAGTTTATTTCTTACGTAAACGTTTTCTGATAAATTCACTAACTCAATACAGTTACTTAATGTTTCAATAATTTCTTGTTTTGTCATAATTTCTATTTTTTTATTTTTAATTTATTATCTATAAAAGTTTCATAATACCATTTTTCAAATGTAATATTTTTATATGATGAACTACTAAATTGATTTCTCATATTTTTTTCTGATGCTTCCCAAGCTAATCTTAAACTTTTAATATCCATTTTAATTATCTTTTAATTGATTTACTATTTGTTCTTCAAAATCATCCATTTGTCTATCTAACAAATCTGTTGCATCAATACCATTTAAGGTAATATTATAAATTGTAAATTCTTCATCAATACCTGGATAATCGTGTGTTCTTCTTTCAGCAGGTTGATAATCAAAATCGAATTTAAATTCGTGTCCTAAATAATTAATTGTGTTTTTCATTTTCTTTTTGTTTTATTTGTTTTAAAATTTCTATTGCTTTTAATCTACTGTTTTTTTGTTCTTCAAAGATATTAAATCTTTTTGGTAACGGGTTTTTTGAATATGCCATTTGTTAGTGTTTTAATTACTATGCAAATATAAACAAGTTTTTAACATAAAATACATTTTAACAAATATTTAACACAAAAAAAAGCTACTGTTTAAGTAGCCTTTGATTAATTATTTTTCTATACACTTCATTAACTGATTCTTTATTGTTTCCACGTTTCCAGTTAAAGTCTATTATTCTATTTATTCTTTGTAATGCTGATTGTTTACTTTTCATATTGTTTTAATTTTTCTAAATACAGAATTAAATCCATTGCTTCTTCCTGTGCGTGTTGCAACCATTGTAAGCGGTCTAAATCTTCTCTATCAAGTGTAACACCATATTTATTAATTCCTACTTCAGAACGTTGTTTAAATTGTTCTATAACTGATTCTACTATTGTATCTTTCATTTGTTTAAATTTAATAAATATAATATATCATTCAATGCTTTAGTATATCCTATTTCTGCATCAGTTCTATTTTCTAAATATTTAGTATCATAATCATTTAATGATTTTACTATTGCTTTTATTATTTTTTTTCTTTTCATTTGTTAAATCTTTTTGAGTGTTGTGTGTAAAGTTCCATTGTTTTCTTTAATGCTTCGTATTCTGTAAATTCTAAATCTTGTACATTATCTTTTAAAGTATGTACTTCTAATCTATTTGATATTTGAAATTTAACTACTTTGTATTTCTTTGAATTTTGTATTGGCTGTATAACATAAGCTAAATCATTCTTATGACAAATGTAACTACATTGTAATTCCGCATCTGTAGGAATATATTTTTCTATTTGTTTTTTTGCCATTAATCTAACTTTAAAAATTCAGTTTCACCGTACTGCTCAAACCAAGTTTTATTTTCTTTATATTTGTCAATAACTGCATTTATAAATACTAATTCATCTATTGAACTTGTTTGCAATTTGCATACTATTTCTTCAATACTATTTAAAATATTAGTAGTAGTTTCTGGGTCTGTATTATAAATTATTTTGTATTCGTTTCTTACTACTTCTTCTAAGTCTTTATTTAAACTGTTTATTTTATGTTTTACTTGCTGCTTATATTGTGTTGTAAAAAACAAACTTTCATTTGCTTCAAGTAATAATTGACTTAATATTACTGATTTTAAATACTCTTGCTGTATTACATTTATTTCCATTGTTTTGCTTTTGTGATTTCTAAATATGCTACTTCTTTTTCTACTTTATTGGTATTATAAAAATGTGTTGTTGCTGGGTTTTTAAAGTTAGTTTCCCATTCAGGTATAATTATGTTTAAATTAAAACTATAAATACCTTTTGGAGTTGAATTAAAATACATTGGTGTATCTAAATGCTTTTCACATTCTTGCTTCATTGCATCGTATTTCTTTTTCTCAAGTAATAAAGTACTATAATGTGCTTTTCTACACTTTAATTCAATCCTATGACCTGCAGCGGGACTGTAACAATCCCACCTTGACATTTGATTCTTAGCTTTAACTAAATCAGGATATACATTTTCTTTTAACCAATTAAATAAATCAACTTCTTTCCAGTTAGTCATTTAATTTATATTCGTT